TGTATTACTTGACCTACAAGGTCTTGCAATGCGTGAGTCAGCACAAGTGCAATCACACACTAAAGGAACTGGTACTAGCTATCTTGTAAACGATGCTTCTTCTGCTATTGGCGATACAACAATCGCGGCAGACGGTGGTTCAGGTACAATCCTTAAAGGTGACATCATTACAATCAATGGTGACAGCAATAAGTATTGCGTAAACACTGCACTATCTGGTGGTTCATTTGTTATCGGTCAAACTGGACTACGTTCAGCCGCCGCAGACAATGCCGCTATTACAGTAGGCAATAACTATACAGCAAACATTGCAATGCACAGACGTGCGTTAGAGTTAGCTGTTAGAGCACCTGCTGTTCCAGAAGGTGGAGACACTGCAGATGATGCTATCTTGGTACAAGACCCGCATTCAGGCATGGTATTCGAAGTACGTATGTATAAAGGATATCGTAAGGCAATGATCGAAGTTGCTGTTGCTTGGGGTGTAAAAGCTTGGAAGCCAGACTTTATAGCAACACTACTCGGTTAGACGAGACTGATGATGGGGGGAGGCATACGCCTCCTCCTAAATCACATATAACATAGCGAGGTAAATAAGATGGCATTTAAGAAGAAACCCGCAAAGAAGATTGCCAAGCCGAAAGTGGCTAAAACAGTTAAAATGGTACGACCAGACGGCAAGACCGCAGACGTACACCCCACAGAAGTAGAAAACTATCGCTCAGGCGGTTACGAAAAGGCTTAAACAATGACACTTATTGTTGAAGATGGAAGTCGCGTTGCAGGTGCTAATACATATGTTAGCCTAGCAGAATTTAAGGCTTGGGCAGATGCAAGATTAATCACGTATAGTAGTGATAGTCATGTTAATGCCTATATCTTGCGTGCAATGGATTACATTGAGGACTTGAGCTTTATAGGCTTCAAAGAAACAGAAACACAATCATTACAGTGGCCTAGAGTTAATGTAGTAATTGATGGCTTTGGTTTAGATGCAAGCACAATACCAGACGAACTTAAGGTAGCCGTTTATGAGGCTGTTAAGACAGTTATTGATGGTGATAGTAAGCAAGACCCAATAGATAGGCAAGTTGTTAGCGAAAGTGTTGATGTTATATCTATCACATATAAAGATACCGCAGGGCAACAACGACAGACACCTGCATTAACAAGAGCGTTAAGAAAGTTAGTACAGTCACCTAACACAGTTATGCGTGCATAATTATGGCTCATGCAGGTTATAACTACTCACCTATAACGAAATCAGCCGAAGCACTTATTACAAGATTTGGTGAGGAGTTTACGTTTACACGTACAACTGATGGCGCATACAATCCTGCAACGGGTGCAAAAGCACAAACGACAAGTACATTTAAAAAGTATGCTTGTGTATTTGACTATAACAATGCAGATCGTGCAGGTGAGACAGTCACAGAGAATGACAGACGTATGTTAGTTGAGGGGCATGACTTTCATGTAGGAGATACAGTAGTCATAGGTTCTGATACATTTAAGGTAATTAATATTAGTGAGATAAGACCAAATGGCAGTGATGTCGTTGCGGCCAACTTGCAGGTGCGTAAGTAATGGCACGTAAAGGATTTGATAGTGTAAAAGAAATACTGGATATATATAAAGGATTGCCAGTTAAAGTGCTACGCAAAACTGCAAAGCAGATTGGATTAGAGATAGTTGATATATCACCAGTAGGTAATCCAGCATTATGGAAAAAACCTGCACCTAAAGGATATAAAGCAGGACACTTTGTTAAGAACTGGCAAGCAACTATTGGTAGCCCTGCAACTAATGAACTATCAGGACAAGATAAAAGTAAACGGAGAACTAAAGGTGCAGTAAAGAAAGTAGCTAAGAAATGGAACGGCGAAAACAGTTTCTATTTAACAAACAATACACCATATGCAACTGCACTAGAATTTGGTCATTCACGAGTGCAAGCGCCGCAGGGCATGGTCAGAATTACGGCTACTAAGTACAGAGCTATACTTAATCAATCAATGGCTGAAGCTAGGAAAGAATCAGGGTTATGAGTACGTTTTTTAACGATATGCAAGCCGCATTAGATACGCAACTAAGCACACTATCAGGTGGATATGATATTGCATGGCCAAACATAACGTATAAGCCAGTAACTAATACTACATATCTTAGACCAAACTTTATACCTGCTGATACATTACAGGTTACTTTAGGAACTAATGGTAAAGATGAAACACAAGGCATATATCAAATAGATATTGTTAGTCCAAGGGGTAGCGGCAGAACAACATTAACGGATAATGTAGCAGATCACTTTAAGCGTGGTACAGTGCTTACATATAATAATTTGAAATTGCGAGTAAGGTCGGTTAGTATCGCACCTGCAATAAACGACGGGGCATGGTTTTTCGTTCCAGTTTCCGTAAACATTAACGCATACACAGGAGCAAGAGTATGACTATAGCAAACGGAGCACAACATAGCATTGCCTATATTGCGGAAACGACATATGGCACAACCCCATCTACACCCTCATTTAAACCTTTTGCCAATACAGGTACAACACTTGGTATTACTAAAGATGGCATTGAAAGCGAAAAGCTAAGAGGTGACAGACAAGTAGAAGATTTCAGACATGGTAATAAGTCAGTAGGTGGCGATGTATCAGCAGAACTAGAATACGAAGCCTTTGATGACATCTTAGAAGCAGTATTATGCGGAACATGGGCAACAGACGTGTTAAAAGCAGGTACAACAAGACGTTCATTTACTATTGAGCGTAAGTTTGCTGATTTAACTGCACCAGAGTGGCATAGAAATACAGGTTGCGAGTTTAACTCATTAAGCTTATCTGTATCACCTAACGCAATGGTTGAAGCAACTTTTGGTGTTGTAGGTAAAAACCTATCTATCGGTACAGCCGCAATAACAGGTTCAACTTATGCGGCTGATAGCACAAACAAGCCATTCGATAGTTTTACAGGTTCAATACAAGAAGGTGGTTCAGCAATCGCAACGGTCACTTCTATTGAAATGAGCTTAGAGAACGGCATAGAGCCATTGTTTGCAGTTGGTAGCCAAACTACACAACGCCCATCAATCGGTAAGTCACGTTTAACTGGTACACTTACAACTTACTTTGAGGACAAAACACTATATGAGAAGTTCTTAAACGAAACTGAGTCGAGCATACAATTAGTATTAACAGACTTAGACGGCAACTCTTATACAATCGACTTGCCAAGAGTTAAGTACAATAGTGGTCAGCCAGATGTATCAGGCGAAGGTGCTATTACAATCGGTATGGAATTTGTAGCGTTATATGACACTTCAGATACTTCACAGATTAAAATTACAAGGGCTGATGCATAATGGAGTTTAACAAACTAGCGACAGCAAAACATCACGATAACGGGGCTGAGTGTAATATACTCGACCCCGTAAGTGACGAGCCAACAGACTTCTTTATTAAGATATGCGGTGCGGATTCAAAAGTATGGCGTAAAGAGAAGAAGATGCAAACTCGTAAGTTACTAAGTGTCAGATCACAAAGTACAGACGAAGATTTTGATTATGAAGTAGCAGGAATAGACTTTGAGGCAATGGATATAGTAGCACTAATAAATGCAACTATAGATTGGCGTGGTTTAGTCAATAACGGCAAAGAAGTTAAGTATAGTAAAGAAATGGCACATGAATTGTATGACAATTCACCTAGCATTGTAAGGCAGTTAATTGAGTTTCTAGGTAATGGTGAAAATTTTACGAGCGACTAATTGATGACTTTATATATTATGGCCGTTGGGTAAATTATATACACAAGAAGCCAAAAGGGTCAGAAGTTAGTCGTTTTAATACATATAAGCAGGTAGAGAAAAGCACAGGTAAGACACCAAAAGACTTACTTAACGCACCTACATTACGAGATGAGTTAGTTGATTTATGGAAGTTATTTTGTGAATTACCAGAATACAGTTATAGTGAGCTAGAAGCATACGGAAGATTAACAGGAATTACATTAAGCCCTTGGGAAGTTGACGCAATAATAAAGCTAAACCGACATATGGGTGAGGAGTTAAGCAAATGGCCACCGAAAAATCAACTTTAGTAATTGAAGTAAAGGCTAAAGATGTCGACAAGGCAACCAAAAAAATAGAAAATCTATCTAAATCAACTGATAAGCTAGAAACTAATCAAAATAAAGCAACACAATCAACCAAGGCATTATCAACTGCATTAGATAAACAAAAGAAAGCATCAGGTGGTGCGTTGAATAGCCAAGAGCGCATGAATAGAAGCGCAGGTAATATGGGGCAAAAAGCAGGACTTGCCGCTATACAAATAGAACAGTTAGTTGGACAGATAGCAGGTGGTCAAAACCCAATGCGTGCATTTGGGCAACAGTCAGCAGATATTGGCTTTGTCTTGGGTAAGCCTATGTTGGGTGCGGTGGTAGGTGTTGCATCTGCACTAGGTAGCCTATTTTTAGCTGCTGTGTTAAGTGCTGATCATTCACTGGAAAAACTACAAGAAACAAGTGAAGCACTTAATGAAACATTCATAAGAAACAGTACAACAGGCGCGTATGAGCTTAGTACAAGCCTAAAAGAATTGTCACAGCAATCAAAAGGCTTGGCACGTATGCAGGTTATACTGTTCAATTTAAAAGTTGATGAACAATTAGAAGTAACAACAAAAGCAACACGTAAAGAATTTGAGAAGTTTATACATGTAACACGTAATTTTGATAGTAAGATTGCAGAGTTTAATTTTGAACAAATTGGTAAGTCAGCAAATGCAACTGGTGGCCAAATAAAATTACTAAGACAAGAATTTGCTAAACTAATGGCCAATACAGAAGATGTAGGCGATAACTTTACTGATCTCATGGCTAATATATTTGCAAATGCCGAAAGCGACGAAGCAGTCAAATTCCTAGAAAATATGGGAGTGCTGTTGGCTGAACTCAGAAAGTCAAGAGAGTTGGCAAACCTAGATTTAACGGTTGATACAAAAAGTGGTGAGGAGGGTCAAAAATTAATAGACCAACTTAAAGAGCGTTTTGAATTAGAAAAGAATGGCTATGAGCAAGTTATTAGAAATAGTGATGTTTATTTGCCGCAACAAAAAGAAGAAATAATAGCATTAAGAGAAAAAATAGATGCACAGGTTGAATTAAACAACAAACAAAAAGAAGCAGATAATATACAAAAAACTATGATAGATCGTGGTGAAAAGGTAATTCAACAACTGAAACTGCGCGTAATAGCGTTAAATGATTCACAACACGCGGCTGATCTACAAGACAAACAATATGATGAAAGTCATAGGACAGAGATTGCAAATTTAAAAGAAGAAATAAGACAGTTTGAAGCAAATGAAAAGACTAGGAAAAAGGCGCAGAGTGATAAAAAGAAAAAAGATGATGCCGCTAAAAGGGAAGAAGAGAGAATAGTAAAGGCTAATGAAAGAATAGCAAAACAAATAGTAAATGACAACATGAGTGCGACAGATAAAATTATGGCTGAACATAATAAAAGACAGCAAGCCGTACGTGATTTATATGAAAAGCAGAAAATAAGTGATGACGATTTACAAAATTATTTAGTGTTGAATACTACTAACACAAATGCAAAATTATTAAAATTAGCACAAGATAAGGCAGACAAACAAGCAAAAGCAGTACAAGATGCGGAAGATAAAGCGCGAGCAAAAGCTGAGAAAGAGGCTAGAATAAGACAGAACACACAAGAACTACTACAGCAATATATGCCTAACACAGTATTACTAAAAGCAAAATATGAAGCTGAACTGGAGGTCTTAAAGGAAGCGTTGGCAAAAGAACGTATAACTTTAGATGAACACAACAGATCAAAAGCAGTAGCACAAGCAACATATAAAGAAGAAAAAAACAGGCTAGAAAATGAAAATCATATAAAGTCTTTAGACGCTAATCAATTATATTGGGCTACATGGTTATCGCAAGCAGAGTTAACAATGACTAGTTTTAATGATATAACTAGAGAAGGTATTGAGGGCTTACAAACAGGACTAGGTGGTGCTTTTGAACAGCTCATAATTGATGGTGAAGGTATAAAATCTGTTGTAGCAGGTATATTTGAAAACATGGCAAGAGCGCAAATAGCGGCACTAGGCCAAATGGCGGCAGAACGTCTTACGCACTTCTTGGTTGGTAAGGCATTAGAAAAGACAGCGGCGGCTTCAGGCGCGGCGGCTATGGTTGCTAACGCTACGGCATCACAACAAATGGCGGCACTAAATGCCTATATGTCAACTGCGGCTATACCAATTATCGGTGCTACTTTAGCTCCTGCGGCGGCGGCAACAGCTATGGCCGCTACTGCACCATTCGTTGCAGGTGTTACAGCAGGTTCTATAGCAGGCACTGCAGGTCGTGCATTAGGTGGACAGGTACGCGGAGGTGAGAGCTATATAGTTGGTGAGCGTGGTGCTGAACTATTAACAATGCCTAGTAATACTATGGGCAGAATAACACCTAATAGTTCAATGGGTGGTGGTCAGCTAAATGTTACTGTTGAGAATTATGGTAGCTCTAACATAAGCGTGCAAAAGATTAGCGAAACAGATGTACGTATAATAGCAAGAGAAGTAGCAACACAAACAGTACAACGTGAAGCACCTAGAGTTATAGCATCAGACATATCTAATCCGAATGGTAGGGTAAGTAAAACATTAGCTAACAACACAAATACACAACGTAGGCGTTAAGTCATGACTAAGTTTGCTATTGCACCCGACAGCGCAAGTTACAGTTTTACGGAGCGTGCAGAAACTATAGGCGCAGTCTTACAAGGCGGCCTTGGTAAGTACAGGCAAACAGTAAAAAACCCAAGTGTAGTAGTACAGGTACAGTGGACATATGATGCAGGTGGTTACGGCTATTTTAAAGCATTTTATGCAACTTATACAAAAAGTGGTTCACTGCCTTTTGAGATTGACTTAGCAATAGATGGAACTGCACTAGAAGAATATACAGCATACTTTATTGATGACACTGTAAGCACAAGTGCAGTAAGTGGCACAGATTATGTTGTAAGAGCTAGTTTAGAGTTAAAATCTAAGCCATTAACGGCATCAGGAACACCTAGCACGCCTTACAAGCTTAACTATATACCTAATCAAGCCTCTTATAGCATAGATACACGACAAGAAACTATAGCTATACCTTTAGAGGGTGGTACAAGTAGATACAGGAAAGATATTATTGATGCAGGTACTATTGCAAATGTGAGTTGGATATTAAATACAACAGAATATGCAGATTTTAGAGAGTTTTATAAGCTTACTACAAGTGCAGGAACAACAAGCTTTAAGATTGATTTAGCTATAAATTATGGAACACTAGAAGAATATGACGCTCGCATAATACCAGACAGTTTATCAACATCAAGATATGCAGATGGGTTCTTTAACGTACAAGCACAACTAGAATTAAATGCTAAAGCAAGAGATACAGATGCCGATCTCATTGCATTGGTTTTATATCCTGAATATGGCGAGAACTATGCAACCTTGTTCCCACCAGACGAAAATGATATAGATATAATAATAAACACCGACTTTCCGAGTTATTTAAATGTCTGATTATACCGAATTTTACTTAAACAGTGATAGCAATATAGTACAGCTAGAAACTATAGAACTATCGCATAGTGACTTTACACAGACTTATCGCGTAGTAAGAAATGCAACTAATGGTATAACAGCTACAACTGAGGGCGGTGCAAGTGTTGCTTTTACATATTACCCATTAGCTATTGATGCAGGTGAAACGAGAGAAAACCTAGATCAATCATTTACAATAACATTAGGTGACTTAGGTGAGATATTACCTGCTGAACTAGATGCAGTAGCTACAGCAGATGGATTTGATGAGAAACCAGTATTAATTTATCGCACATATAGGTCAGATGTATTAACTGCACCATTATATGTAGTAACACTAGAAGTAGAAAGCTTTACATTTAATGAGCAAGGCGCAGTCTTTGAAGCTAAAGCACCAAGCTTAAATATAAACAAGACTGGCGAGACATATACTTTTGCCCGTTTCCCAATGTTACGTGGGTTCTTATAATGCGTGACGAGCTTTACCATAAGACCTATGATAAGAATAACTATAATTGCGCCCATTTTGCACGCGATGTATATCTAGCTGAAACAGGTAAAGATATTGGCGATACATTATCAGGCTTTTTATTAC